ACAACGACATAGACGAATGTTCCGCAAGTTTAGACAACAGCCTATCTTGGTGGAGATCTAAACCAGCTAAAATACAAATGGCGTTGATGCACATGAGATTTCAGTTAGGTATGACTGGAGTTCTTAAATTTAAAAAAACTTTAGCTTTGATGCAAGAAGATCGTTTTAAAGAAGCTGCTGTAGAAGCAAGAGATTCTCGGTGGGCAAAACAAACAGCTAGACGAGCTAAATATGTAACGGGATTAATAGAAGATGCCTGAAATAGAAGAATTTGACCAAGAATTTTTAACAGAAGGAAGTGCTACCGTTGAAGGTGAAAAACTGGAAGCATTAATACAAGAAAATCTTAGTCCTGAAGAACAAAATTTTATGGAAGAAGCAAAACCTATAGTTGCTCAATTTATGGGTCTTTTACAGAAGGCTGCAGGAGATAATCCGCAGGATCTGGAAGAAACAAGCTCTATAAATCCACAAGGAGTATCGTTAGATGCTATGCGTGGTGGTAATGTAGCTCAGCAAGGTCAAATGCAACCTATGGTACCTCCTAGCCCTGCACAAGGGCAGATGCCTCAAAATGCTCCCCAAATGTCAGCTTTAGGGGGAGAAATGGAAAAACCACCAGAACAAGAAGCTGGTCAAGTTGCAGCAGGCCCTGTTGGTGTAGTAAATCAACCCGGGGCAGATAAATCTGGTGTTGCTGATGATGTTCCTGCAGAAAGTGATGGATTTGTAATCAATGCTGCTGCTGTTAGAAAAATAGGTGTAAGAAAACTATATGATCTAATAGAAGAGGCTATGGCTTATCTACAAGAAAAAGGAATAAAATTAGACACTTCTAAAATTCCTGTAGATGCTGAAAAAATTCTTGTATCTAAAGGTGAAGTTATTATTCCTGATGTTATTGCGGCAGTTATAGGCTATGATAAATTAGAAGAAATAAATGGTGTAGGAACAAAAGAAACTAAAAAAATGTTAGCTGAACAACCTAAACAAAAAAGTAATTTGCCTCCAATTATCCAAGAGGCAGCAATGGGTCTAGATGTTCAATCTAGATCAGATGTTTCAACAGCAGTTACGGACATACCTTCACCACTTGCTGCACCCGATAACGTAGAAAAAAAAAATCCAGATAGGGAAAACCAAATAGATTTGATGCAAAGGCAAATTGAAAAAAATAAACCAACAACACAAGATCTACCTAAAACAAATTATGTTCCAGATAGCACTGTTGAACCCACAGATTTTGTGCCTCAAGAAACAGGGGACAGACCAACAGAAGTTCAAACATATTTTGGTTACACACCTGATCAACTCTATGATGCTACAGCAAAATATGAGTGGCGAGGAGATACACCTAAATTTAGTTTTGTAAAAGTTGGTAAAGGTTTTTCTCCAGCCGGAAGAAGTTCAGCGTTTGGGCCAGTGCAGATTGTTAAAAAAACTTTAACAGATCCAGAATTTGTAAAACTGCTTAGTGAAACTGAAAAAAGTTTTGTAGATAAAATAACTGCTGCTCAAACATTAAATATAAATTTACAATTATTTGACGGTAGTGCAAGCCGTTCAGTATCTACAGGAGAATCCCCTAAAGGTAGAGATGCATTGGGAGTATTAGGCATAAGCCCGCAAGAATTTATACAATATGTAAAAGAGGGGTATTTTTTACCAAGTAATAAATCAAAACAAGAACAGGGTATACCTCCAGAATTACTTCCAGATAATTCAGAAAAAATGTACAAAAATATTTACAAAAGAGTATTGCAATTAAAATCTTTAAGAGAAGAAAGTAGTACTTTAAAAGGACTTTTAGGTTCCTATTATGGGCATCAAGATAATGACCAAAAAGAAAACTATGCAAATAGTGTAATAGAGAACTTACAATAGTTTTAACCTCCGGGTTAAATATAGCGTAGGCTACCCGTTTCTTCAACGGCCCCTACATACAACAACCGAAGTGGCTACCCTAAAGAAGGCCCCACATGAAGGAAAACAAAAATGGCGAAAGAACTGAAGACTACAAATAAGCCCGACTCTGCAATCAAAGACGATAGTAGAGAATCTATGTTTAGAGGTGCTTATAAAGACGATGTATATGAAGATGATATAGAAACTCCAGAAGAAGTTGGCACCGTAGAGGCTACCCAACAAGACTCTGAAGGTTTTATGGATGCAAACACTGCAAGTGCTGTTCCTAACAATGAAGAGGTACAAACAGAAAAACAAGAACATGATTATAAGAAAAGATATGACGATCTAAAGAAATACTACGATCAGCAACTAAATGAATGGAAACAAGAAAAAGTAACTCTTGCTGCCCAAGCTAATGTAGCTGAAAAAGTACAACAAGAACAAGAGTATGCTCCTCCTAAAACTAAGGAAGAACTGGCTCAATTTAGAGAAAAATATCCAGATGTATATCAAGTTGTTGAAACTATCTCTCACGAAATGGCTGACCAAAAAACTGCTGATCTTAAAGCTAAAATTAACGAGCTTACTGAAAAAGAACAGAAGTTAATTGTACAGTCTGCATTTAAGCAGCTAAATTCAGCCCACCCTGATTTTAATGAAATCAAGGCTACTCCTGAATTTTTAGCATGGCTTGAGGAACAACCTGCCACTATAGCGGATGGTATTCGTAAAAACAATACTGATGCTAAATGGGCAATTCGCACTGTTGACTTATACAAAGCGGATGTGGGTATTTCGTCAAACAAAACTAGAGCGGTCTCAAATCGTAAATTGGATGCAGCTCAGGCGGTATTAAAAACTAAAACTAATCCTGCGAGGTCAGCCTCCGGGAATAAAAAAGTTTGGAATATGTCTGAAATTCAAAATATGAAACCTTGGGACTTTGAGAAATATGAAGCTGAGATTGATGCTGCCATGCAAGATGGTAGAGTCAACCACTCAGCATAACTTTAAGGATAACTTAATATGGCTACAATGGGATCAGCAGCTGGTTACCAGAATTTACCTTCTGGAAATTGGGCACCTGCTATTTACAGTCAAAAAGTTCTTAAATATTTCCGTAGGGCATCGGTTGCTGAAGCAATTACAAATACTGATTATACCGGAGAAATTGAGAATTACGGTGATACTGTAAACATACTAAAAGAACCAACAGTTACTGTGGCTTCTTATGGTCGTGGACAAACTATAAACACACAAACACTTGCAGATGATCAAATCACACTAACAGTGGATCAAGGCAATTACTTTGCGTTTAAAGTTGACGATATAGAAGAAAGACAAGCTCACGTAAACTGGGAAGCTCTTGCAACATCTTCAGGTGCATATGCTCTGAAGAAATCATACGACTTCAACGTACTAAACGCAATTAACGATGGTGCTGCTACTATAGATGGCACATTGGGTGTTGCAGGTACTGCTATATCTGGTAATACAGGTAACGAAATAGCAAACTACCTTAGTACAGCAGCTCGTGTATTAGACGACAATGACGTTCCGGGTGAAAACCGTTGGCTTTGTGCCAGTCCTCAGTTCTTTGAAATATTAAGACAGGCTGACTCAAAAGTTATGGATGCTTCTGTAACAGGAGGCCCATCCAACTTATTCAACGGTCAAGTAACAGATAGAAAGATACATGGTTTTACTCTGTATCAAACTAATGTTATGGTTGTTGGATCTACAGGATCAGATGCAGCAAATACATTTGGACCTTCAGGAACATCAGGTGAAGCTGATGTCTTGTTTGGACATATGTCTGCAGTAGCTACTGCTTCACATATTGCTAAAACAGAAGTAATACGTGATCCAGATAGTTTCTCTGACATAGTTCGTGGTTTACACGTATTTGGTCGTAAAGTACTTCGTGGCTCAGGTGATGGCTACAAAGGTGTATTCACTGGTGTAGTGGATTTAAATACATAAATTAGAAAGGATTAATATAAAATGGGTACATTAAATGTAACCGGTGCCGGTGGCACAACAGGTCATCCTTCTAATGGAAGGGTACCTTATTTAGTTGAGAATACTATTGATTTATCTCAACTTAGAGGTGGCACTGGACCAGACAATGCAGACGTTTTACAAGTACTAGACATACCTGCAGAGACTTTAATCATGGAAGCTGGAATAGAAGTGATAACTGCACTTTCTAGTTCTGCTACTATGGACTTAGGTATTACAGGTGGAGACGTTGACATTTATGTTGACGGTGACACTAACGCAACAGGTTATGGTACATTGACTGCAACTGCTAGACATATAGCAGCATCTGCAGATACTTTAGACATACTTATCGGTGGTGCAGATTCATCTGCTGGTAAAATTAGAGTGTTTGCTGTTCTGTGTGATGTTTCAGGAAATTCTGAAACTGACACAAATACAGACGCTCAACATGATACTGTAAGTTAGTACTAAACAACTTTGGGGGAGGGGTTATTCTTCTCCCTCAATTTAAGTAAAGGAAAATCTATGGCAACAATAGATGTAAGATCTACACAAAAAATATATAAACCTAAAACAACTGCAGACGATAGAATAGAAGAAATGGAAATTCGTTTAAAATCCATTACACAAACATTAAATTTAATCTTAAAAAAATTGGATAACTAAATGGCTAAAAGAGGTTTGTATGCAAACATTAACGCAAAGAAAAAAGCTGGAACAAGTAACACAAAGAAAAAATCCACAATCTCAGCTAAAGCTTATAAAAATATGCAAGCAGGGTTTCCAAATTCTGCAAAAAATAAAGCTAAAAGAGCTAAGGGTTAGATAGTGGCTAGAACACCGGCATGGCAAAGAAAAGAAGGCAAATCTAAATCAGGCGGATTAAATAAAAAAGGAGTAGCTTCCTACAGAAAAGCTAACCCCGGATCAAAATTAAAAACAGCTGTAACAACCAAGCCATCCAAATTAAAAAAAGGATCAAAGGCAGCAAGTAGAAGAAAGAGTTTTTGTGCCAGAATGAGTGGAATGAAAAAGAAATTAACAGGGGCAAAAAAGAAAAATGATCCTAAATCAAGAATTAATAAGGCATTAAGAAAGTGGAATTGTTAGATGAAAGGTGTAAATCACTATACTAAACAAGGTAAAGTCCATAAAGGGGGCATGCACAAAATGTCTGATGGAACATTACATTCTGGTAAAACACACAGCAAAAGTAGTAAAAGATTATACCACTACGGAGAACTTACTAAAGCTGCACAAACTGTAGCAAAAAAACAATGGGGATAGAATAGTGGCAACAACATATCTAGTATTAGTAAACAACGTACTAAACGAATTGAATGAATCAGAATTAACATCCTCTAACTTTTCTAGTAGTAGAGGAATACAAACTGCTGTAAAGAAATTTGTAGTAAAAGCTATGCATGAAGTATATAATTCTCTATCCGAAATACCAGATCTGTACAAATCTACTCATCAAGTTACAAATGCTGGGCAAAGAACTTATGCTCTACCATCTTCAGCCTCACCACAAAGTGGCGATCTTGCATATAGAAAAATGGATTGGGATACATTTAGACTTGTACCAAACGAACTGTTAACAAACGGTGAATTTACTTCTAACATATCTAGCTGGACAACAATAGCAGGTGCCGGAAGTGCTGCATATAACTCTGGTGGAAACGGTAGATTAAGATTAAACGACTATGCTGCTCACCAATCATTTTCTACAGTAAAGAATACGGCGTATAGAATACAGGTAAGAGTTTTTGATTCAAACAGTACAGGGCAAGCATTGAAAGTACAAGTAGGTACTTCTGCTGAAGACACCACTAATTTAAGCACAACACTAACTGTGTCTGACTTTGGGTCTGGCAATGTTTTAGATACTACATTTACAGCAACAGCACAGACTACATTTGTTACAGTAAACAATCCGTCTACAGCAACAAATATGGATGTAGATTACATACGAATATCCGAAGATATACCTGTAAAAAAATTAAGGTACCTAACCTATGATGATTGGAATAAAAGTTTTTTAGAAAGGGACTTAACTAACTCTAAAGATTCTTTAGGTGTTCCTGACTACGTCTATGCTACACAAGATAAAAAGTTTGGGCTATCCCCTGTACCAAATCAAAGCAACTATGCAATACAGTATGAATACTGGAAAGTGCACACAGATTTATCTGCACATGGGGACACTATGGATTTAGACGACAGGTTTAAATCTGTAATTACTACAAGAGCAAAATATTATGCATATATATTACGATCCGATCCACAAGCAGCACAAATGGCTTTAGGAGAGTTTAACAACCAAATGCAAATAATACGTACAGAATACATAAATACTAAAGCATATATGACAGATACAAGGATACATGTGAATGCCTGATACTTCATATCAAAAACCATTTACAGCCAGTTGTGCAGGGGGTCTTGTACTTAACAAAGACGTATTTACCATGCAACCCGGTGAGGCATTACAACTGTCTAATTTTGAGCCAGATATAACTGGTGGATATAGAAGACTAAACGGAACTACAAAATATAATACAAACATTGTTCCCCAAGTAGCAAATGCAGACGAAAGAGTGTTAATGTCTGTAATATTCAATGACATCATAGTTGCAGCAAGGGGTGGAACAGTATATACTGGAACAACAACTGGTAGTTGGACAAGTAGAGCTACAAGTAAAGGCACTACGTTTACTTACGATTTTGATAAATATAACTACAACGGCACAGATAAAATAATAATTGCTACAGGGGCAGCGGCAGCTTTTACACTAGATACAAGTTTTTCAGAAGATATAATAAATGCAACAGGTGGAGGCACAGCCCCTACCAACCCTAAATTTGTAAAATCTTTTGCCAACCATATGTTTTACGGTGGCATGTCTAACTCTACACACAGTGTTATATTCTCTGGCCCATTTACCGAAGATGACTTTAACACAGGTGCTGGTGAAATAAAAGTTGGTGACGTAGTTACAGGACTAAAAGTTTTCCGTAACGAATTATTTATATTTTGCCAAAGGAGAATATATAAAGTAGCAGGAACAAGTTCAAGTGACTTTCAACTTGCTGAGGTAGCAAAGAACGTGGGTTCAATAGCTAATCATTCAATACAGGAGTTAGGTGGTGACATTATATTCTTATCTGCCGATGGTATCAGAACAATTGCTGGTACAGCAAGAATTGGTGACGTGGAGCTTGGAACTGTTTCTAAGCAAATCCAAGATAGAATCAATGATATCACTTACGATAATGTTACCTCTTTGGTAATACGAGACAAGTCTCAGTATCGCATATTCTACCCTCTTACCGATGGTTTTGAGGGTTCACAAAAAGGAATAATTGCAACAATAAAGATGAATCCAAATGCACAGCAAATGGGTTTTGAGTATGCTGACATAAAAGGATTAAAAGTATCATCCTGTGATTCTGACTATATAGCTAACGTAGAGACAGTTATACATGGTGGTTATGATGGGTACATCTACCAACAAGATTCAGGTAATGTTTGGACAAGGGGCGGTTACTCTAGTAACATTGACGCAACATACCGATCACCAGATATAACAATGGGTGATCCGGGTGTTAGAAAAAACATGCAAAAAGTAAACCTTAATTGGAAACCCGAAGGTGCTGTAGATGCAAGCATGTTTATAAAATATAATTATGATGATATTAACACCCCTCAACCTGCGGTATTTTCTTTAACTACTTCAGGGGGTGGGGCAAATTTTGGATCAGGCATATTTGGCACTTCTGCATATGGTCAAGGAGACTTGCCAATAACACGACAAGCTGTAGAAGGTTCAGGCTTTGCTGTAGCATTAAAAATAACAGACACAAGTAACAACATTCCTTTTTCCATAAAAGGTTTTGAATTAGAATTTACACCGGGAGGGAGAAGATAAATGGCTGTTTATACTAGACAGAGTTCATCAGCAATAGTAGACGGGGGTGTTATTGAAGCAGTTGATTTAAACAATGAGTTTGACCAATTAGCAGCAGCATTCCTTGCACCAACATTTGGAGTAGGTACAGCAGGTGCAGACATTGTACTAACATTTGACGGAGAGACCAACGATGGTGTTCTTACATGGATGGAAGATGAAGATTACTTTTTGTTCTCCGATGATTTACTCTTAGCAACTAATGAAAAAATACAATTTAGAGACACTGGTCTGTACATCAACTCTTCTACTGATGGGCAACTTGACATAGTAGCCGACACAGAAATACAAATAGCTGCCACAACCATAGACATAAACGGTGCCGTTGCTTTAAATGGTGCTATTACAGGGGCAACTAACATTACTCTATCCGGTGAGTTAGATGCTGCAACATTAGATATATCTGGTAATGCAGACATAGATGGGACAATGGAAGCCGATGCTATAACAATAGGTGGTACAGCCATTGGTTCTATATATAGTGCTATAGCCGGCAGTTCTAGCATTGTAACAACTGGTGCTTTGAACTCGGGTTCTATTACCTCGGGTTTTGGAACTATTGATACAGGATCATCTACTATTACAACTACAGGGCTTATCTCCGGTGGATCGTTGGATATTGACAACGTACTAATCAACGGAACAACAATAGGCCACACAGACGATACAGATTTAATGACTTTAGCTGATGGTTCACTAACAGTAGCAGGTAACGTAGTTGTAAGTGGAGACCTTACAATAACTGGTGACGATCTTGTTATGGGAACAAACACTGCAGGGCACATACTTGTTGCAGATGGAACTAACTTTAATCCTGTAGCTGTTACAGATTTATCAGAAATTAGCACTGCTGCATCTGGTGATGTTCTTTTAGCTGTTGATGCATCCGGTGGTGGTCTTAAAAAAATAACAAGAGCTACGGTTATTGCTGGCACCGGTTCAAGTGGAGATTTAGCTAACGTAGTAGAAGATACATCCCCACAATTAGGTGGCAACTTAGACACTAATTCTCAAAACATATTAATAGACGATGCACATTTTATTGCAGACGAAAGTGGTAATGAACAAATTATATTCCAAACAACTGGCTCTGCTGTTAATCAATTTGATATAACTAATGCTGCATCTGGTAGTGCTCCACTATTATCTGCAACAGGTGATGATTCTAATATAGATCTTAATTTGACTGCCAAAGGTACAGGACATGTATCTGTATTGGGTAATACCAATCCGGGTACAATCCAGTTTAACTGTGAAAACAACTCACATGGTGTACAGCTAAAAGGACCTGCACATTCTGCAGGTAGTTCAGCAGTGTTAACATTGCCTACAGCAACAGGTAACTTAATAGGTTCTGGAGATACAGGAACTTTACCACTTGCTGCCATAGATATAGATGGTGGTACGGACATAGGGGCAGACATAGCCGATGCAGATTTATTTATTATTGATGATGCTGCTGGTGGTACAAATAGGAAAGTTGCAGCTTCTAGAATTAAAACATACATAGGATCTAGTGTAGCTGCCGATGACATAGCTGCTGGGGATGCAGCTGTAACTCTTACAACATCTTCTGGTAACATAGTTATAGATGCTGCAGCTAATGACAGTGATATTGTATTTAAAGGAACAGACGGAGGTGCTGACACAACATTCTTAACAATAGATGGTAGTGCTGCTGGAGCTGCAACTTTTAACGATAAAATTATTGCTACAGAATTAGATATCTCTGGGAATGTTGATATAGATGGCACGTTAGAAGCTGACGTTATAACAATTAATGGTACAGCAATAGCTTCTGTATTGAGTCCAATAGCTGGTGGATCAGGTATCGTTACAACAGGTGCACTAAATTCTGGTTCAATTACTTCTGGGTTTGGAACTATAGACACTGGCTCTTCTACAATTACAACTACAGGACTTATCTCTGGTGGTTCACTAGATATTGATAATGTTTTAATCAACGGAACAACAATAGGCCACACCGATGATACAGATCTGATTACTGTAGCCGATAGCCTATTGACAATAGACGGAGATGTGACTATAACTGGAGGTACTCCAACATTAACAATTGGAGATGCTGGTGCAGAGGATGCAAAGATTGTGTTTGACGGCAATGCTCAAGACTTCTATATAGGATTAGATGACTCTGCCGATGACCTTGTGATAGGCTTAGGTTCTGCACTAGGAACAACCCCAGCAATATCCATAGATGAAAACTTAGTATCAACCTTTGGTGCTGCTGCTCGTGGAAAGACCTTGACAGCAGGATCACAAACTGGTAATGTAACATTAGATTTTAACGCAAATCAAAACTTTGTGCTTACAGCAACAGGTAATGTAACTTTAGTAAACCCTTCTACAGAAGCAGTAGGACAGTCTGGTATTATAGTATTTATTCAAGATGGCACTGGTAGTAGAACTTTAAGTACAGGAACAGACTATGAAACTCCGGCAGCAGCTGCATTGACGATTAGTACAGCAGCAAACTCAATTGATGTGATACCTTATTTTGTATCAGCAGCAAATTCTATTAAATTAGGAGCAGCACAAATTGCATTTGGATAGGATAATATATGTTAAATAGTGAATTATGGCAGGCACCCCCAGCAGGTGGTGGTGATTTCTATTCCCATCAAATAGCTAATAGTTTTAGATTTGATTCTGGATATTTACAAAGAACTCCTAGTAGTGCAGGTAATAGACAGACATGGACTTTTAGTTGTTGGGTTAAAAAAACTCAAAACGTATATATGCATATAATAGATGCAGGTTCAGGTGGTGATCAAGATAGTAGAATTAGAATGTATTGGTATGATAATAAATTAAGTGCTTCATCAGCAAATGCTAATTTTAATGCTAGTACAGCATTATATCGTGATACATCAGCATGGCAACATGTAGTATGGAAATTAACAGGTGGTACTTCTTATCAATATGTTAATGGCACTTTAGCTTCTTCTTATTCTGTTTCTGGTAATACTGCTATGAGTAATACTGTACAACATAGAATAGGAATTGATAATTCTACAGATACATCTAGTAGATTTCTTGGATATATGGCAGAGGTAGTTTTTATTGATGGAACTGCACATGATCCAGATGATTTTGCTGAAACAAAAAATGGAGTGTGGATTCCCAAAGATGTTTCAGGATTAACCTTTGGTTCTCAAGGATACCATTTAGATTTTGCTTCAGCAAGTGATCCTGGCAATGATGTAAGTGGAAACAATAATGATTGGACAAATAATTCATTAGCAACACACGATCAAATGCTAGATACTCCAACCTTCAACTCTAGTTCTAATGGTGGTAATTTTTGTACTTATAATCCTTTACAAGAACAAGGTACTGCACAAAAATTAATGGCTTTAAGTGAAGGTAATCTTCAGGTAGAATCAACAACTAATGATAAATATCATCAAATTATAGGAAACATGGGTGTTAAAACTGGTAAATGGTATATAGAATGGTATATTAAAGCTGCAGGTTATCCTTCATGGTCTGTAGGGTGGCATCATGGAGATGGTCTAACTAATTTTACTGGTGATAATGGCTATGCAGGTAATATGCAATATATGGGTTATTTTACTGGTAATAATGTTTATATTACTAACTTTGGAAATACTGGAGTAGGTGATCCACAAGTTGCTCATGCTTCATTTACTAATCAAGGTGCTCCTACTACTGGTGATGTTATAATGTGTGCTATAGATAATGATGCAGGTAAGTGTTGGTGGGGTATTAATGGTGTATGGGGAGATATAGGTTCTGGAACAGGAAACCCTGCTACTGGTGCAAATGCTAGTGCAACTTGGACTATTGCAAATTATACAGATCATAAATTTCCTTTTACTCTTTCTTGGGCTAATCCTGTTGCAGAAATAGTAATGAACTGTGGACAAGAAGGTACTTTTGGAGGAGCTATAACAGCAGGTGGAAATGCAGATGACACAGGCTATGGCAATTTTAAATATGATGTACCAGCAGGATTTTTAGCACTATGTTCTGGTAATCTCCCAATAGCAGATGCAGTAGACCCTGCACAAACTGATGATGATTATCCACAGAAATTGTTTAATCCTTTAACTTATACTGCAAGTGGTGGAGATAGCTATACTGGTTTAGGATTTCAACCTGATTGGGTATGGGTTAAATGGAGAGGTGGTGGTCAAAGTCATGGGTTATTTGATAGTAGTAGAGGAACAAGTAAAGTATTAAATTCTGATAATACTAATGCAGAGGGAACTTCTTCTGGTTTAACTTCTTTTGATACTGATGGTTATACTATGGGTCAATATTATAATCAAAATGCTAGAGCATATGTTTCTTGGAATTGGAGAGCAAATGGTGGAACAACTTCTACAAATAGTAATGGTTCAATAAGTGTAACACAACAAGTTGATCCTAGTGGTGGATTCTCTATATCTACTTATTCTGGTACAGATGGAACACCAACTATTGGACATGGTTTAAGCTCTGCTCCAACTTTTGTAATAGTTAAACAAACTAATGGTACTCATAATTGGGCAGTATATGCTAAAGGTGCAGCTGCTACAAAGTATGGTTTCTTAGAAAGTACTTCTGGTTTCGGTACTGATAATATGTGGGGTAATACAACTCCATCAAGCACTCTTGTTTATTTAGGTGCTTATACTCAAACACATGGTTCTGGTAGAAATTATGTTGCTTATTGTTTTGCAGATACAGAAGGCTATATTAAATCAGGATCATACGAAGGCAATGGAAATGTAGATGGTGCATTTATCTACACAGGATTTAAACCTGCATTTATACTAATAAAAGGTATAGATGCAGATGGAACTGGATGGAATCTTCATGATAATGCAACTTCTCCTTTTAATGTTGCTAGTACTGCTCTTCAAGCAAATACATCCAGTGCAGAACTAAGTAATTATAATATAGATATGCTTAGTAATGGTTTTAAAATACGAGATGCAGATGGAGATTTAGGTACAAATGGTAACACGTATATATACTTAGCATTTGCAAAAAATCCATTTAAATACGCAACAGCAAGATAATTAACAAAGGAGAACAACAACATGTGGGCTTTACTAAATGACGCAGAAGATGCTATAGTAGAGATAATATCTAATCCAAAAAATATGACGGTTGCAGGAGTAAATCATCCTAGAACTTTGTTTACCCTTTGGACAGATGCAGAAAGAAAAGCTATTGGAATAGTTCCTGTAACAACTACTGGTTCACATCTGAATACAGCTTACTATATAGAAGTAGATGAAGCCTATGCTATAGCAGATGATAAGGCTAGTGTAGTTAGAACAATTGGTGTTAAGGCAGCTGATAGAGCTCTTGCTGATGTTGATGCTGTAGATGAAGATGACGAACCAATTCTTGACGACCATGATAATCAGGTAGTAACACTGGGGTTAAAATCCCAAGCTAAAAACAAAGCAAACGTAGCTGCAGATGGGCACATCAAAGGTTTTGACTGGCTGGTTCAAAGAAAAGTAACTCACGATACAGACATCCCCTCTGATATACTGACCTACATTGCAGCCGTGAGAACAGCACATGCCTCTATCTGTACAGCCATAGATAATGCTAGTGACATGGCAGCATTTATAGCTCTTCACAACAACGTGTACAACGATGATGGCACGTTAAAAACTATAGCTAAAGTACAAGACTGGCCCGATGACTATGGAGTCAAGGGGAGCCGTAGATAGATGGCAACCGATGCAATTGAAATGGGAAAGCTCATACAAGCTGTACAGACACTTTCCAAAGACGTAGACCGACTGTCCAAAAGATTAGACTCGTTAGAGAGCCAGCTGGACAAAGGCAAGGGCTTATTTATAGGCATACTCCTTGTAGCAAGTGGAGCTGGAGCAGCAATATCAACAATAATGAATAAGTGGTTTTAAAAAATGGCAAAGTTACCAAAAGTAATAAGAGACATAAATCGTAGAGGGTTTGCAGATGGGGGTAGCACTGAAACAGCATTAGCATATGCTACAACTCCTCCTGAACAGAAAACAACACTACAAACGGGGGAACAACCTGCCGTAGCCAGTTTAACAGAACAACCGGGAGAAATTTTATCTGGTACAGATGTACAGTTAGGGGCTGATCCAACAATGACAACAGCCCAAGCCAGCACCACTGGAATAGAAATTCCTAGTTCTAATGCTCAAGTTGCTGCACAGTACAGTAATTACTTTGTAAACCAAAATACACCAGAAGCAATTGCAGCTCAAGGAAATTTATCCCAAGAAGCAATTTTAGGTGATGTATTAGGTACTGTTTCAACTGAAGCAAAAGCACAAGCTGCTCAAGGTACTGTTAGTGAAAAGGCAACGGTTAAATACCAGCTGGGACAACTGTTTGATAGTATTAAAGAAGGCGAAGAACTTCCCGCATGGGCAGCTGGCCCTGTAAGAGCTGCTTCTGCTATTATGCAAAAACGAGGTCTTGGTGCCTCTTCTATGGCAGCTGCTGCAATAACGCAAGCTGTTTATGAAGCCGGTGTTCCTATTGCTGCTACGGATGCTAAAACATATGCTACTATGGATTTGGCTAATCTTACTAATGAACAACAAACTGCTTTACAAAATGCTATGACTTATGCAGCTATGGATAAAGCAAACCTTAACTCTAGATTACAATCTGCTGTAAACAACGCAAAAAGCTTTTTATCTATGGATATGGCAAATTTAGATGCAAACCAAAAAACTAACATATTAAATGCTCAAGCAAAAATACAAACTCTGCTATCTGATCAGTCACAAGAAAATGCATCTAGGCAGTTTAACGCAAAATCTAACCAACAAACTATGGAGTTTTTTTCAGAGTTGGGTGTACAAATAGACAACGCCAATGCTACTCGTGTATCAGCTATGAGGCAGTTTAACGCTAGTGAAGAAAATTCTGTACTAAAATTTAAATCACAGATGGAAGACA